ACGAGGATCCGCCCAAATAAAGCTATAACGTTCATAGCCTTTGGCCTTAGCATTCATTGTATCAAAGTCATTATCTTGATCAAAGACAATGCCATGACGCTCGAAGTACTTCAGACCATTCTGGACATTCGTGCGAATGAACCAGGCGTGAGGAGAAGTCAGATAGTGGTTCATTACAATACCTTCGGGCAGAGCATTGGTAGCCTTCAGCACGTTAATATCGTTGTTAGCCGAACCAGGAGTGTAAACACTCTTTAAGATTCGATTAGCATTATACCACTCTTGACGAGCGATGATGAGTGAACGAGGCATTACATTGATCAGTAAGCCACGATCATTCTGGAAGCCCATAATCTGAACAATTGCATCTTCCAAAGAAGCTTCAGAAAGATCCACGTCCACAGAAGGGCGATTTGAGAAGGTACCACCAGAGGTGTTTGGATGTGCCGTAGAACACATAGACACAGCATCGCCGCCAGTATATACATTATTGAAAGCACGATTGTAAATATTAGCTGCAATGTTTTCTTTGGTTTGGCGGAAAGCCATTGCCAGAGAACCAGAGCGAGCCTTACTTACTTTCTCGTACAGGTTATCATCCATTTCTTCTTTGGTTACGATGTAGCCCATTGCATATGCAACATGCGTTGCGCGAGTCGTGAAACCTTGAACACTGGAATCGTAGTTAACACCAGCCCCTTCATTCTTGACAGGAACCAGTCCGAAGCCCGTATCTTGTACGAGATCTTCATAGTTTTGCGATGAGGTATCTTTATCAAACAGCTTGTCATATTCAACAGCATGTTCGTTATAAGATAGACCCCACCAAGCTTTTACCCCAGGCCAAAGGGCCTTTGGATGCGAGCCAGTAGTGATTACGCCAGCCATAATCTATTCTCCTTTATACGCCAGCCGAAGAGCCAAAGTATTGATGCTGATTCCAGCAAACCAATACAGAGACATACGGCACGGCAGTAGATGTAGTTGCAGCAGAAGACAAAGCGCCTTGATTGGTCGGATCTTGTACTGCACCGATAATCTGGAGAATAGTCGTATTGCTTACGTGAGTGGTAGCCACCCCAGTCAGAGCCGTACTTGAATACGGAGATGATTGGTTTAGAGTTGCTGTTTGATCAGCCGCTTGATTGGTGGAACACAGTTTGTGCATTGCAGTTTGTGCAGCACCAGTAACATCAAACTGTGCGGAGAAGATGACATTAGAATCATCAACTACCCATACATAATGATTACCGGCTGATTTATTCAGGTATTGTTTTTCCAAGGACAATGTAGTACCTTGTAAAGACACACCAGGATCAGCTACACGAATACCAACAATCACACCCAAAGGAGGGAGAGTAGTAGTACCCTGTACATATTTTGTTACTGCTGGAACGCCATTAGCATCACCGCCATCCGCTATAACCACAACATCGCCAACAGCATAAGTATTGCTGGCATCATTGGGAATATAGTACATACGGCCCTGCTCGTTATAGGCGGCTCCATTCAAAGTCCCGACAGGACTTAGCCCACGAGGAGCTGCTGAAAGTGCCATTTTTAATATCCTTTATTTAAGTTTGTATTTTTGTACCTGCATCATAGAAGCCTGTGGTATCATTAGAACCACCTTTACCTCGTTTGATTGCAGCATCTGTAGCATCGTTACGTTTCTGAAGATCTCGTTGGTCTTCCTCATACCAGTCTTGCTTAATCTTTAAAAGATAAGCATACAGGCCTTCACCATTTTCAGAGCCTACTAAGAAACGAACCTTATCTGTTGTAATATCTGTATTCCGAGAAACTACGTTCTCTGGAAGTCCTCCTACCTCTTCGGGAGTTACAAACTCATAACCACCATCTAACGCTTGTTGAATACGACCAGGTTCATCATTGAAGATATGGGGGTGATAACCAGCTTCTATCAGCTTGGATACATCAACATCCAGTTTTCCTCGAGTACCATTAAAGACTGCGCGTGTTCGTGTGCGTCCCTGTTCTCTAGCGGTAGTTTCTTTGACCTCAACCTGACTCATATTACGCTCTCTCTTTTCTTCAATCGTTAATGCTTTTGGCATGACATACTCTCCCTTTAATTAATTAAGACCAATCAAACTCTGCCACATACTGCTCACGTGTCAATAAGCCCTGCTTTACAAATTTATTGCAGGCTGCTTTGGCGTCGTCTGGCAAGTTGTCATATGACTGTTTCTTTCCACCACCAGAAGGACGTATTTCAGAACGCCCTTCTACTGGATTATGATTTTGTTGTTTCTTTGGTGTTAGTATTTCTAATTCTTCGTCTAGTTTATCCAAGAATGCTTGTCCTGTCAAATGGGGCCACTCTGCTCGGACACCTTCTCCAACACCATTAGCGAGTGCTGTACGTTTCTTATCTTGCCCAAACCAGCTATTTTTCTCTAACCAGGATGTCAGCGCAGGGTCTACTTGAGGTGTCTGTACTGTGGCTTTCTTAGCCTTCTCAATCTCCGCCTTAGCATCTTGTTGAGCTTCTTTGACAGTATCAATGGCATCATCAAGATCTACAGCACGATCTCCATCTCCTTGGGAGAGAGCCTCGCGCTTTGCTTTCTTGAGATCAGCCAATTGAATTTCGTATTGCTCGACCTTCCTTTCATATTGGTCTTTCTGGTAGTCTCGAAATTCTTTAGCTGCAGTTCGTGCTTCCTCTGCAGCTGCTTCAGCTTTAGCAAGACGTGCTAAAAGCTTTTCGTTATTCTTTTTAAGTACTGGGAGAATCTGTTCGCCGCGTTTTACAAACGTCTTGGCATCTACAAAGTCTTCTTCAGCCCCATGAAATGCTTCTTTAGGAGCCCAGCCCTGGGCAATTGCTTCTGATTCATAATCCCGAGCATCCGCGATTATTTCTTTATCCTCAACAGTTTTTTCTAAATCACTCATTATTTAACTCCCTTTGAGAGATGTGGATCTACTAGATGCACATCATTGTCTAACTTGGCAACTAGATCTTCATAGTTGATCATACGATATTGTATAGTGTCTTTGCCTTGATACATTAGACCGGAGTACTTAGCATATACTACTTTCATTCCCGGTTCTATTGAAGCAGGGACTTCTTCCCCTATAGCAATAACTGTGCCCGTAGTATTCGCTAACTGTTCGCGTTCTGATGTTTCGTTTGTTGCTAACACAATCCCACTAGCTGTGGTCTGTTCTACAACAAGTGGTAAGATTAATATCCTATTAAGGATAGGATGAATCCCACTATTATTCATATTCTTTATCTCGTAAAGATTCTATTAGGTCTTCGTATGTCATTCGAAGAATGCTGGCAATTGCTGCTGCTTGTCCACGCACCTTCTCATCATTTTCAGTACCTGCTAGAAGCATCTCTTTTAGAAGTTCTCTATCTGAAAACAGGGCCTTCCTAAACTCTACTGTGATTGAATGGTTGTGCCATTCGTCAAACTCTTGTCTTGTAATAACCATTTATTACTCTCTCCTATTTAAATCTACAGTGCACCAAGTTCCTTCTGAGATTGCTGTTGTTGCTTTTTCAAATCTACTTCTGATGCTTTTATCATATGTGATACTGCTGTCATTAAACCCTCTTGCTTGGCTTTAGCCAGGGATATCATTGCCTGCATCTTCTGGATAGTATGTCCTGTATCTATACCACCAGCTTCTTTAATAGCTAGATAAGCCTCTGCTTCCAGTTTATGAATCTTAGCTTGGTTAAGTTGTGCTTCTTGCATAATCTCTACTTGAGCTAACTTCATGTCCAACTGCATCTGAGCTTTCTCTGTCTCGGCTTTGAGTTGAGCAACTTGAATCCTAGGATCTACCTTTGGAGGAATAGCATTAGGGCCTTTAGGATCTGGTAAAATCTTATCAATATCTTCTACCTTAAGAGCCCTGGCAAATCTCACTTGAACTTCATGGATATTAACTCCTGGCGTAGTCATAGCCAGTTCTAACATAGATTTTGCCTGCATCATCCGCTGACTGTCTGAAATGATGTTGGGGTCTGCACTTGGAGCTATATCAGAAACATCCCCTAAGTAATCATCGGGATGGACAAAGTTCGGACCACCTCCTTTAAATTCCGCAACTTCATTAAGATGCAACTGATTAAGTCTATAAAGTTTCCTAAATTCAGAACGAAGGGCTCTGTAGGTACGTTTAAAGATTCCGTTAAAGACTTTCATACCCTGCTCTGCCATAGTACGACTGGTTTCTGCCGGAGTATTCTGTCCTGGGTTTTCTCCTACAAGAATATCGACCGACCCACCAATCCGTTCTCCGTAGTTAATGAGGAGAGATAGGAGGGTATAGAGGACTTGACTTGGCTCCCGTACAGGGAGGGGTACAATTCCTTTCCGTAAATCATCACCGGTTGTATCAACGTGTTTCCATTCGAGAGGGGTAAAATTATAGTTCCCACCCCGCAACTTAATTCCGCGAGATAAGAACCCACCCGCTGTATTTGCCATTGTTCCGCAGTCAACGAGTTGATTGATAATAGTATCAATCGCTTCGTTAAGGGGGCCCAAAAGTACACCAAACCCGAGGTCATAGAATCCGCCATCTGGAGAAGGGATAAACGGAAACTTTGTGAAGTAGACTTCTGATTTAATTCTAAGTACTTTTCCGTTAGCATCTCTCTCTACAGAAGTTGGAAAGAATCGTGGGACAATTCGTAAGACCTGTTTAGTATCTCTACGTAGATATACAATATAAGGTTCTGCATACCCGTCTTGGTCAAAGTCTATTAGACAATGCTGTTCCAAGATCTCGTATGGGGTTGTTTTATCAGTATCTTCTGGTTTAGTAAGACCCTGTGCTGTATCTTGAAGGGCATCTAGCTTCCCCCCTGTTCCCATAGAACGAGGCCCAACTTCTTCCATTTCAAGCCATAAGCCTCGTGCCACTCTCTCATACACATCATTTTTAGACATGTATAGAATCTGGGTAATTCTAGAAGCCTCGTCCAGACTCTTAGTCCAGTAGTTAACTACTAGATCTCTTGCTAATATATTCTCAGAAATGTTATGACGCTTAATGGAATCATAGTAAGTCTTCTTAAAGGCACAACCCACAATAGGTTGGGTAATTAGAACACGGTCTGTTTCTTCTTCCCAAGACTCGTCTTCTTCCAGGATCTGGAAAGACATATGATTGGAAACACGATCTGCCCGTTCTTGGCGCTTGCCATCGGGGTCGTTGCCCCTAACCCTACACACAACAGGCATTTCTCCTTGTATGAGTACAGGATAAGCCCTAGCATGATACTGAAGAGCTGCTATGGTAATTAGTGGGAACTTGATGTTAGAAGCACCCTGCCAGGGGAATGACTTTGTTTCCACAACTTGTAGTGCTAGTTTAAGAGACTGTTCTGTCTTTTTTTCCCAACCTTCTCGAGAGATGCTATCGGATTCAAAGCCATTATAGCACTCCATAGCAATTGTGTCTAGATCGGCTTTGTCCAACATAGAGGCTACATTGGGCATACCAAACAGATCTTCTATTTTTAGTTTAGCTTCTAATTCCATTAATTATTTCCTGGTAACACTAAGCTTCGTATTAAAATTTGAAATGTGATGATAGTCTGGCATTAGTAACCCGTAACCTGAGAACGCCCAGCTAAATCTAAACCAGCTTCTTGTAAGTCCATGTGGTATTCGTATTCTTCCGCCTGCTTCTGAGTATCTGCTTGTTGCATTGAGTCTAGCATCAGGCCTATGTATGCCCAGGCATCCACCTGATCATCATGCCGATCTCGAGGGAATCGAATCAATTCCTCCTCGAAGGTGTAGTACCACTCAGCCTCTTTATCAAACTTAACAGCACCAGCCCGCATACGTGCCTGGATACTTCGAGCTCTTGAGAGCTTGTCCCCAGAAGGCTTTAACTTCTCTAGGCGGACAAAGACTCCCGTCTGCATCATAATCTCATTGAGGTATGGCCCAATGGCCTTCTCAATGATACCCGCTTCTATACCAAAGATCTCTGGATTATAAATCTTCTGAAGAGAGATTATTGTATCTACAATCTCTCGAGCATCCATCCGCTGTCTTACTATGTTAATGCACTGTAGTTGATTGTCTTCGTCCATACCCGCTATTGCAAATACAGACCAATCCGCTCGCTGCCTCTGGCTAATAGCCAAATCAGCAGCAATATAATAATTAAGATTCTTCTTACGATCTTCAGGCCTTATGGGTAAGAAGTCTGCTTTCCGAAAGAATGAATTAGACTCATCCAAAGGAATGTTAAGCATCTCCTGACTGTACACATCTAATAAACCCTGCTGCTCGTACTGTAGGCGGGTTTCTTGTAACTTAGCCTTGGTATGTCTAGTGGGCCACAGGATTGATTTAAAGTCATCACTGTGAGCCCTATACTTAACACTCTTCCAGGCTGTTTTAAAATCTGCCCATTGTTTCAATGGTTCTGTAACAAGATGCTTTAATCTAGAACTACCACCAATAGCCAGTTGTTGTTCTGGCATCAGCCTCTCTAGTAGAGAATCCAAATGCAGGATAGTTCCCACAATACGAATACGACCATGGGTAGCCTTTGCTCTCATCAAAGCTCCGAAGAACTGTCTACGGAACTTCTCTCGACGATCCTTGTTCATTACAAGTTCGTCATTCTCCATGTCGTCACATATAATTAAATCAGGTCGAAGATGGTCCCATTTCAGTCCCCGAGGACTCTGCTCGGCACCAAGAGCTTCAACCCTAAAATTATACCCATCATCAAACCGAACAATGATTATATCTTCGGTTTGCTTTTCAAAGGTGGGTTTACCAAATAAATTGTGGATATCTTCGTTATCCAAAAGTTCTTTAGTAATCTCCCCTAAGAACTGACAAGCTTGTGAAAAGCTATCAGACACAATTAAGGCATATCTAGCATTACGAAATAATAATTCTGCGAGAAGGTACGCGTGCGTTACTGCGGTACTCTTACCATGCTCCCGTGGAGCGGCTATAGCTACAAACTGTTCCTTGCTACAGCAGTAACCCCAAAGCTCCTTATGGAAGCTTGGGATCTCTGTTGCTGTGTCATAGTTCTTTATTAGACAGGCATTGGTAAAGCCTTCTATAACGTCGGGAGTTAATTCCATCAGACCCTTATCTATTTCTTAACAACTTTAGGAGCTTCTGCCTTTTTAACGGGTTTACCATTACCTGTTTGTGGCTTACCTACTGGACTGTCCATTTCTTTACTGGAACTCGTTGATTTACTAGACTTCTTTGATTTACTAGACTTTGTTGATTTACTAGCCTTCGTGATCTTTTCCAAGAACTTCTCCTTCGATGGTTTTAGCAGAAGCAAAACGTTTAAACTCTTCCGCTAGTTTAGCAAGATGGTCATTGACCGTCTTTTCAATTTCCGCCTTGACTGGCTTTGCTCTAAGCTTCTCTCGGCGATCTATTAGATCAGTAGTAACACGAGCAGTATCCCGTAAGTTAACGGGTACCCGTACCAGTTTAAGTGTCTTAGGATCAAACTGATAGTTTCCGTCTTTGAGACGGTCTTCCACAATTTCGATTGATTTGTCAATGACTTCTGTTAGTTTAACATCAAACTTGGAGTCTTCCTCAGCCTTGAGTTGTTCTACTAGTTCTTTCCACCAGGTCTGATATCTCCAGATATGGATAGAGTTACGGGGTATCCCTGTTATATTGGCCGTCTTAGTCTCAGAACCATTTGACAGGAAAGTCACTACAGCATTGATCTTCTGTTGCTGGGACCAGTGTTTATTGGTCTTGCTGTTCTTACCCCTGTTCCTCTTGGGAGCCCTGGCTAACATATTTAAGCCAGTATCTGGTTCTGTTTCAAGCACTTCAACGGCTGTATACAATATTTCACTCATACTAAATTATACCACACTTTACTCTAAATGTCAAGCTTTATTTTATTTATTTACTTGCCCCTTGACAAAAACTTATGTTTATGTTATAATAATAGCTGTGGGCCAGGTATTATAGTATTACAATACAGTAAACAGTGTT